ACATCTTAAAAGAATCTTCTGTGCCAACTGCCTGATAAAAATTTACAAGATTCTTATATAATGTGGCTTTATTTGCTTCTGAATAAAGGTCTTGTGGAAAAGCATATGCATACTGACGACGAAACATCTCAACAAAATTATCAAAATCCGTCTTGTCTACATCCCTAATATCCTGCAAAATTTTTGCCGCTGTATCGGCACCATAATAATATACACTGGAATTTGATGTTGTTGCCATCAGGGAATTGTTTGCCATAAACTCATAATACTTTTCAATAAAGTTTACAAATTTAGGATGATCCTGTACTACGAATTCGGGTATATTTTGCCGAACTTGCAATGAAGTCTGATGACCATTTGATGTCCTTACAACGTTTCCCATAATGTATTCAGTTTCCTCTTAGTATGATCGTACTTTATCTTCTACAACCCGCAAAGTGTCATCAACACAATTTATTATAATATCATCAGGTTCAATTGTAATGATTGTATTTCTCTTTGGTATAATATCCTGAATTCTTGGCTTCGCATGAATGTAGACATAATCCGACCCGTCTTTAATTTCCATCGAGACAAACTTTCTAAGCCTCACGCTTCCCACACCATAATCTATCGTACCAACATTTTTTTCAACAACTTGATAATCCATAGAATATGTATCCAAGCCGCTGCCACGATAACCCCTTGGATTTGTTTTTGGTTGCTCTATTGGAACCAATGAATCCACCTTTGTACTCGCAGCAACAATTTTCATTATACCATTTTCATCTATAAGCATACAATTATCCACATTCTTATATTTAAACAGAGTAGACTGAACAACTCTCATATGATCTTCATGTGGTCTATGAATTGGATTATCGAAAAGAATAGTAAACTCACCCTGAACTCTGGGCACGGGCTTAAATCTCTTCTTCATCGCAACCGTCATATTGTTGTTCATAATACTCACTTCCGTATCATCAACAACTCTAGATAACGTAGAGTATCTAAAATACTGATCAAATTTACTAAGATCATTAGAAGCATAGGTTAATATATTTGCCTTAACCAATTCCTTCAATTGATCTGGCGTTCTCGTCGTCTTCCTTGGATCATACGCAAAATTAATATCCGGCACAATAAACATATAATCTGGATCAACAAATTTTGGTCTTATTGAAACTACATTTCTTCGCTTCAAAATATCTTCACCAATCCTTTGCTCTTCTGCTTCAGAAAGAACAAAACCAGTCTTTGGTTTAACACAAATATACACCCTACCGTATTCTGGAGGATAATTCTCTTCACCGCCCCATACACGAACCGCATCCACTAAATTATAATCATTTTCTAAACGGGTCTTATAGTCGTTTGCAGTAACAACTCTCTTCTGTAACCCAAACTGCCTTGGTGCCTGAACTCTAATTGAAGAAGTAGTCTCTCTTTCTGCGCCGCCGGAGGCTCGGGTAAAACCGGGGCTCAAGGTCACTGATGAATCTGTCATTCCTGCCACAGTGTCCGCCGGAAAAAATGTAGATGCTCCATTTCCATCCGAACCGAGAATCGAAACATTATATGTAATTAGAATCTGATCGCCATTGCTAGGCTTCTTGCCAACTGAACCATCTCCGAAATAGATTTGATACTTATTTTGATCGCCTTCTTGAAGAAAATATACTTTAGATGTTGAAGTTACTTCTGTAATATCATCAGCCAGTTGATAAGTCTCGCCTTCCACAGAAACGCCCAGAGTAGTTGTATCAATGTTCTCATTTGGAATTTCAAATATCTCGTTATTGGTGCCCAGAACAGTATAGGACGTTGTGGCAGCAATACCTTCCTTTATCTCAATAGAAGGAATCTGATAAGTTTCGGTGATTGCGTTGTATAGTGCAACATGAGCTTTGGATGTAAGAAACGTATACGTGTCCGTTCCGATCTTTGAAGTAAATTTAAAATTCTTTGGGATAGTCACCGATCTGGCTGAACTGGTAATATCAAAATCCACATGAACCGATGCTCCTCTTCTGGAAGACGGAACATACCCAAGATGCTTGGCTAAAGACACGACCGAGGATCGTAGGCTTGCGCTATCCATAAACATTTCGCTCGCGAGCATGTTGATATAAAATCCGTTATAATGCGTATTATATGCAAGAACATCAAGTAGAATGTTTAATGCAGATCCGGTAAAATCATAGTCCTTGAAATCATCCTGCCCCTGAAGATATGTTCTTAGTGCAGTCTTGATCGAATCAAAGTCAAGTTCAGTAATTTTTAAATTATTAGTTGTTGTTATGTAATCCGACATTTATCTTGTTCTCTCTAGCAAAAATGTTGTTTGGCGCTCTACCTCTTCGTCGATAATAAAAAATCGCAAAGAAACATAATATGCATTTTCAGCTTCATTTGGCGTAACCTCAATATTCGTCAGACTAACTCTCGGTTCAAAATTATTTATTGCTTCGATTATATCACTTTTAATTCTAAGTGAAGTGGCATATGTCATAGGTTCAAATAATTGCGCAGATAGATTTGAACCGATTTCTGGGTGGAAGGGTCGTTCATAATGATTAGTGAGTAACAAATGACGAACAGACCGCACAACTGCATCGGCATCCTGCTTCATGCTTAGTTTTCCTGTGTTTGGATGAGCAACAAAATCCAAATCAAAGTCTGACCATCGCTTTGCTATCGGCAAGTTACATTCCTCCTTCTATTTATTTAGGCAACTAACTTGGGTCATCAACCCGGATTCTTAAATTACCAAAACCATCAACAGTATCTTTGATAATCTCATCTACATTAGATGCCGTTGCAGTAGAGTCTGAAAATTCTATCTCTCCCCCAGCCTGAATACTCATACTCCCGCCTGCGATAATATCAACATTTTGCTCTGCTGTCACCAATGCATCTTTAGACACCTTCGCATTTAAATAATTTTCAACCACAGCATACATATTATTTTTTGTGTTCACGGTTGCGTTTTTTTCTGTCTTTACCTTGATATCACTTTCACAGTAAAAATCAGCCTGACCCACAACATGCACCGCACAAACTCCATCAATTTTTACACCCTTGTCTCCTATGGTAACAGAAAAATCATCCTTGACGACTTTCGTAACCTTTGTTCCGTCAGGGTGTATTTCATAAAACGTTCCAGTTCTATGAGTTTCTTTGATTCTCTCTGCACCAGGAGTATCATCTACTTCGCGTAAATGTCCGCTATCAGATTCTTCTACTGTATTAAATGGATATTTTGCATCATATGGGTTTTCTGGCTCTTCAACTTCTGTTCCATCGACTTTTGATAATTTTGTTTTACCTTCTATATGTGCCTGGGTTATCGTATTCTGAACAACCCCTCGTGCCAATCTCGGCGTGTTAATTTCATTAACAACCAGAGGACCGTAGTCTGATATATTTTCGTGGGAAAACTTACCCTCTTCAACAGACACGAGCGTTTTCTGTGGTTGATTTTCAATAGGACCACCTGCTCCCTCTCGGTCATCAACAAATCCAATTTCACCAACCCGTGGAATTGGATCGGCAACAGTAATCGCATCTACCGGATCTTCGTCATCATCAAACCCAGTTACAGTTCCATACCCAGTATTAATCGTACCCATCATTACCAAGTCTTGGCCCACGGAACCATCTCGGAAGAATCCCATCACTCTCGTTCCGGGTTTCAGTGCAACGACCTTTCCGTGAGGATTGTTAAGCGGCATGACTGGATATGCCCAGGGAAGCTCATTTGAAGTTAAATCATTTTTCATGGGTGTGTTGTGAGCAATCACACGGACTTTACATCGCCCTGCTCCAGTGGGATCTAAGTTTTCTTCTACGACCCCTTCCCACCAATGAAACTTTCCTTGCTGTCCAACTCCAGAGGGTTCCATATCTTATGCCTTCTTTGGTAATGGATTCGCATAAGAATCCTTGACTAATTGCATCGCAGTATGATAACCATGTTCTTCAGATGAAATGACGTGCTTAATTTTAGAAACCAAATATCTTCCAGAGAGAAGCTCATCCACACGACCACCCACTTCTTCTTGAGTTGGAATTTTCAAATTAACAACCTCACCAACTCTTCGCTGGCTATCTCCCGAAACAATAACTTGTAAACGAATTGCATTGATTTGCCGAAGCTGAGAGTTTCTTAGCAATTCGGAATCAGCCCGTTCATCATTATGATTGCGCTCAGTATCAAACGACCCATAATGTTTTGGTAAAAATTTAACATAACTACTACTTCTCTGTGTGTATGCTTTATTGTTCGTTAACGATGTTTTGCCTTGCCCAGAGGACACTTCGTTATGATTAACAGACTTATACTTATTATAAGATTCATCATAATCAAAAGTATTAAATTCCACTTTCCTTCTCATTAGATCATTACTAACCAAAGTAGATGCATAGACTCCACTCTGGATATTGGTAATCGTATTTGGAAGTGATTCAATCTTATATTTTTTAATTCCTGCCAGCTTCCGAATATCACCCTTTTCAGATGGTGGCTCCAATACATATGTGATTGTTGGTTTTACTTTTGAGGGATCGACCAAGCTCTCAATTGATGTAAATTGGAAAAAACCATCAGACTGTTCAAAGAATACATAGTTTGCACCCATGTATTTGTCTGACCTAGAAACTTTAGTAATTGTATTGATTACATCAATTGGGCTCTTATTATTCACAATAAGACTTCCCATATTTTTAGTTGGTTCTGCGTAAATCTTCTTTTTACTCACCGCATTCAACGGGGCAAAAAGATCCTTTGCCATATCAGAATATAATACCTCACGATAGGCACGATTTAATTTTAACTGATCAGCTACAATTTTTTCGGCTGAACAAAATTTGAGTGTAACAATCCGATTGTTGT